TTTGAATACTACACGGATTTAGGAGCATTTGGGACTGCTGTACTTTTTATCCAAGACCGAATTGGTGAAGGTCCATATTATCAATGTTTTCCATTATCAGACTGTTATCTTGCATCAGATTATTATGGGAAAATAGATACTATATTTAGAATATCTAGGCATTCGGCAAAAGAACTTGCTGAAATCTATCCTCCTGAAGTTTTATCCGAAAAAGTCCAAAAATGCCTTGAACAAGGTAAACTGTTTGAGCAGTTCAAGTGCATGCATGCCGTATTTCCCCATCCTAATCCTGATATAGAGAAAGGAGATAAACCTTTTATTTCTACTTATACTTTATTGGATGAAAAACATTTATTAAGCGTTGGAGGATTTGATGAATTTCCTTATGTATGTAGTCGTTGGAATAGAAATGCTTTGGAAACATACGGCAGAGGTCCGGGATTTGAAGCACTTCCAGACATCCGCATGCTCAATGAGATGGAAAAGACGTTCCTTAAAGCGTTACAAAAAATGGTTTCGCCTCCACTCATGCTTCCTGATGATGGTTTTCTTGCACCTATACGGACCACTCCTGATGCATTGAACTATTATCGTACAGGTTTAACTGGTAATGAGATGGTACAACCATTCCCGGTAGCAAATAGACCTGAATATGCTGATGCAAAAATGGGTCAAGTACGTGAAGCTATTGACAAAGCATTTTTCTTGGATTTAATGGAATTACCGGGACCAGTTGCGGCTGATGGTGATGTTTTACGTTTTACTGCGACTGAAATAGCTATGCGGCAACGTGATCGACTGACTATTTTAGGACCAATTGTATCAAGACAAGAAATTGAGCTATTGGGGCCAATTGTAGAACGTACTATGCATGTCATGATCAGGTCAGGAATGTTACCAGAACCTCCACAAGAAGTAATGGGAATGAATTTTAGGATTGAATACACAAATCCTGTCAGTATTTCTATGAGATCTGGTGATTTAACCTCTGTCAGCCAATTGTTCCAGTTTATGCTTCCAATGGCACAAATTGACCCAACAGTTATTGAGCGATTCAACACTCATCGAATTGCAGAATTAGGTGCAGAGATACTTAAAACGCCTCCATCAGTATTAAAAACTCAAGAAGAGATGGAAGAAATGATGAGGCAACGTCAAGAAGAACAAGCAATGCAGATGCAAATGCAACAACAAATGGCGGCTTCTGAAGTCCAAGGAAACATTGCAGATGCAGAACAAAAACGAACACAAGCAGGATTGAATATTGCTAGGGCTGAAAGCGAAGCGGCGTAAAGTACAATATAAAGAGTTTTTTAGTACAGATGATGGTAAAGAAATACTAGCTGATTTAGCTAGAAGGCATTTTGTCCATACATCTACTTTTGTTCCACATGATACGCATCACAGTGCCTTTAATGAGGGAAGAAGGTCCGTGATTTTAGATATAATTTCCCTCGTAAACATTCCAATGGAAGAATTGGATAAATTAAACAGAAAAGCAGAAGATGGAAGAAATAGCAGAACCGACAATGACGGAGGTTGGGACTCAGAGTTCTGATGCCGTTCCCGGGAATACTATTCTTGGCGGTACGGAAGAGTTACCAATAAGCAATGTAGGTGGATCTGAAAACCCTTGGGCTTTCGATCCTACTTCTTTGCCTGATGACTTGGCTCGTGAGCCTTCATTAAGAAATTTTGATAGTGTTGATAAGCTGGCAAAAAGTTATGTCCATGCAGTTCGTAAAATGGGTGTTCCTGCGGATCAGCTTATGCGTGTACCTCAAAATGAAGATGACCCTGCATGGGGTGATGTTTATAATAGTATTGGAAGACCTGAGACTCCTGATCAATATGCTTTTGATGAAAGATATGATGAATCTAATTTAGAAGATTACAAAAATATTGCTCATCAACTTGGCTTAACACAAAATCAAGCTAATAAAATCCTTGATATGTGGTCACAAGCTAATTATGATCAATCTCAGCAAGCCCAAGAAAACTATGAAGAAATGCAAGCCCAAGGGGTTCATGCTCTTCAAAAAGAATGGGGCAAGTCTTATAATGAAAATGTTGAGTTAGCTCGTAGGGCATTTACTAATTTTGCCTCTAAAGAAGCACTCGATATTATGGAAGATTCAGGACTAGGTAATCATCCTGAAATAGTTAAGATGTTTTCCAAAATTGGGAAACCTTCTTAAAGAAGATGGCATTATGGTCGGTGAACCGGGAATTGGCGATTCTTTATCCCCAGCAATGGCACAAGAAAAGATCGACAACAATCTTGGTGATGCCGAGTTTAATAAAATCTATTTAGACAAGACTCATCCGCAACATCAAAAAGCGGTTGACGAGATGACCCGATTGTTTTCAACGGCTCATCGGTAGTTCCTCTCAAAGGAACCCTAGTTATAGGACAATTCCTAATTTATAGGGACATTATTTAGTAATCTCTTATATAGGAAAGTCTTATGGCTTACGATTCTATTAATGTCGCAATGGTGAAGCAGTATAGTGCTAATGTTCAGCACATGCTTCAGCAACGTGGCTCCAGACTGCGAAATGCAGTTCAACTCGAAACAGGGAAAATCGGTGAAGAGGTTTTCTTTGATCGAGTAGATGAAACTGCCGCACAGAAAGTTACGTCACGGCATGCGGATAGTCCATTGATGGATGTTCCTCATGAAAGACGTAGGGTTTCACCAGTAGATTATGATTGGGGTAAATTGGTCGATAATCCTGACCGATTACGCTTAATCATGGACCCAACAAGTGCTTATGTCGAATCTGCGGCAATGGCTATGGGTCGTGCAATTGATGAGGAAATCATTTCTGCCGCATTTGGCAATTCCTATCTTTCTACTTCAAGTTCCACAACCATGACAGGTACTTCTTTCACTAATGATGGAGGTACTGACATCTATCGTGAAGGTGCATATTCCAGTGGTGCTTGGGTTGCCGGAGATAACACAGGAACTGCTGTTGGCTTAACAGTAGATAAGCTCATACGAGCAAGGAAGGTTCTTGCCGCTAATGAAGCAGACGAATACGACATGGGTGGAAGACCACAAATGTTTATTGCCTGTTCATCTGCTGGGATTGAATCCTTATTGTTAGAGAACAAAGTCCAATCTGCGGATTACAACGTCATTAAGGCATTAGTCGCTGGTGAAGTTGATTCCTTTATGGGCTTCCAATTTATCAGAACTGAAAAAACAACTGTTTCTTCAAACGTAGAAGAAGCAATTGCTTTCACTCGTTCTGCTCTTGGACTCTGCATCTGGGAAGATATTGTTGCTCGTGTAACAGAACGTCCTGATAAACGATATAGTCAATATATCTATTACAGGATGACCATTGGTGCTACTCGTCTTGATGGTAAGAAGATGGTTCGCATCTACATGAAAAACGCTTAATTATAGGAGCACAATATGGCAACTGTATATGGGGCTAATTACACTAAAGTATATCAGCCCACTGATGGTAAGCCTTCAATGCCAGCCGCCAATGAAGTTGGTGGAAGGTTAAGAATTTGGCATGATAGTTATGAAGCAGACGCTTTGGCGGCTTCTTCAACTATTTACGTAGCAAAACTTCCTGCATTATCTAGGATTTATAATGTTTGGGTTATTGCAGACGCACTTGGATCAGGTGTTCAGCTTTCAGTTGGAACTGCGGCTGATCCTGATGCTTTCATTACTGCGGCCGCAATGAATACCAATCATAAAATGCTAACAATGCAGAAAGTGGATGCCGCCGCTTCAGGAACTGGTATTGCTGGAGTAGGTCTGCTTTTATCAGCAGAAACTGATATTGTTGTTGCAACTAATGCTGGTCAGACATCATCTGGCACGATTCAGGTTGGAATAATTTATTCTTGTGATTAATCCTGATGGCAACGGAAGTTGATATTTGCAATATCGCCTTAACAAACTTAGGCGAAGCAAAAATCGTTTCTTTAACGGAGGCTACAGAACGTGCTCGGTTATCTAATCTTAGGTATCCTGATGTACGTGATGCAGTCCTCCGTAGCCATCCTTGGAATTGTGCTACAAAAAGGGCAAAGCTAACTCGTTCTACAGTTACACCTGCTTTTGGTTATTTATACCAATACTCGTTACCGTCTGATTGTTTAAGGATTCTAGGTACGCATGACTCCCTGATTTCTTACCAGATTGAAGGAAAATATCTGCTTACTGATGAAACTACAATGTATGTCAAGTACATTGCTCAATTGACGGACACCTCCGATATAGACTCCAACCTGATTCAGGCAATTGGATTACGTCTAGCTTGGGAATTGGCTGAACCATTAACAGGACGGATCGAACTAAAGCGGGAAATGTGGGGTAAGTATGTCGAAGTCATAGCAGAAGCACGTGGTATTGATGCATCTGAAGGCATACCTGATAGAATAGAATACTTGTCTTGGGTTGAATCAAGATGGGGTTATCAGGATCTCGACTATAAACCCATTGATAGTCCTGCGGAAGGTTATGATCGGTCTACGAACTAGATGGCACGAATACAGAGTGTTCAAAGTAGCTTTTCTGAAGGTAGGATTTCCCCTAGATTGCAAGGGTATGTTGACCTACCTGCATATGAAGCCGCAGTTAAAACGCTAGAGAATGCTGTTGTATTGCCTCAAGGGGCAAGTTCTAAGAGATCGGGTACTTACTACGTAGCAGAGACAAAAGGTTCAGGAGCAGTACGTTTAATCCCTTTTACAGTGGGTTTGTCTCAAAACTACGTTCTTGAATTTGGGAATAACTATTTCCGTGTTTATTCTCAAGACCTACAACTCCAGTATCATGCAAGTAGCTCGTCTTCTGGAGTTTATGAAAAAGCTACAACCTACACTACTGCACAAATAAACGATCTGGACTTTACTCAAAGTGCAGACGTTCTTTTCTTGGTACATCCAGACCATAAGCCCAGAAAATTAGTCAGATCCCTTGTTACTTCTGGTAATGATAGGGCAGAAGATGATTCTCAATGGACATTATCGGATCTTGTTTTCAAGGATGGACCTTATGCAGATATAAATACTGATACTACTGATACTTTTACATTAAGTGGAACAGATAAGTTTGCAACAACAGACATTGGTGATTTCCATGTTGATACAACTCTAAATCAACTTGTCAGAAAGAATCATGGATTGCTTGATGGTCAAACTGTTTGGGTAAAAGATATTGGTACTGGAGCACTTACTTTTCTTCCTGATTCCTCTACTACTGGAGATGGTTCTGCTGATTCTGGGTCTACATCGGGTCACAAAAAATTTTTTGTTGTTAATGCGACATCAAATACGATTCAAATAACAACAAGTATGACCAATGGTATTCCTGATGCTTATTCTACTATTGCTGTTGCTTCAACAACTGATGCAAGAGTTAATATAGAGAAACAGACTTTTAAAAAAGATACTACAGGAGTAACTATTACGGCAAATGGGCATACACCTTTTGAAGGTAATAGTAATGATGTAGGAAAAACGATTAGAATTAACCCATTACCGGGATCTCAAATTAAATGGGGTTATGTAGAAATAACAGGAAATTCAGGAAGTTCTACAAGTGTAGCTCAATGCACTATCAAAGAAGAAATTGTTTCAGACAATCCTTCATATGAATGGCAAAAATCAGTATGGGATACAACAAATGGATACCCTAGATCTGTAGCTTTGTATCAGCAAAGACTAGCATTTGCAGGAACGAAACAATATCCAGCGACAATATGGTTTTCTAACTCTGGTGGTTTTTACAATTTTGCGGCATCGCAACTTATTGGTGTAACAACAGGTAATCTTGATTCTACTGGTGCAAATATTGTTGGTGAACAAATACTTGATACAAATGCAATTGTACTTACCATTGATTCAGACACAGTAGATCAAATTGAATGGTTGAAAGAAGGTCAGAAACTAACAATGGGAACATCTGGTGGTGTTTTCAGTGTATATGGTTCAGAAAACGATCTTACTATCACACCATTTAATTTTACTATACAGAAAATCGCAGATTGGGAAACAGAATCAGAAGCATTGCCTGTTTCAGTCGGAAACCAAGTGCTTTATGTCCAAAAAAATGGAAGGAAAATACGTGAGCTTGCTTATGAAGCCCAAAAAGAGAACTTTGAGGCTACAGATATAACATTAAGGGCAGAAGATATTACTTACAGTGGTGTTAAAGAATTAATTTATCAGGATTCACCTTATGGCATTGTTTGGGCAAGACTCGCTAATGGGAAATTGGTTGCTGTTACATACAACAAGAATCTAAATCTTTACGGATGGTCTACTCACACAGTTGGAGGTTCACATACTGATGCAACTTATGGGAATCATGCAAAAGTAGAAAATATTACTTCAATCCCTCGTGGAACTCATGATCAATTATGGGTTGTTGTAAAAAGAACAATTAATAGTTCTGAAAAAAGGTATGTTGAATACATGACTCCTTTTTTTGACAAGCAAGAAACAATACAGGAAAAGGCTCATTTCGTTGATTCAGGTTTGCCCAAAGAATCTACTAACACTGATGCTACAACAAGCTCATCAAGATCATTTAACGCCAGTTCAGGTGTCAACACAGGCACAAATGTAATAACAACTGGATCATCTCATGGTTTATCCGTAGGTGATTCAGTAACCTTATCCACATCAGGAACATTACCAACAGGAGTTAATGCAGGAATTACTTATATTGTAAAAACAGTACCTGCTGGCACAACATTGACTTTATGCGAAGATGTTACAGAAGCTGGAGCTTTAGGGACTGATATAGATATTACATCTACTGGAAGTGGTACTGTATATATAACAAAAACAGGATTTAAGTATTTAGCAGGTTTGACTCATTTAGTAGGACAAACAGTATCAATCCTTGGTGATGGTGCAGTTCAGCCTCAAAGAGTCGTTTCTGCAACAGGTACAGTTGGTCTGCAAACAGTCTGTAAAACGCATGCACGAGCAGGATTGTCCTATACAAGTACATTAACAACTTTACCTCGTGTTAAAGGTGTTGGAGATTCTTTTGCTGTGACAGGCACAAAACGTCTTTTAACAGTAAACTTAATGTTTCTTGAATCACTAGGAGTAACTTTTGGGATGGAAGGTGGCACTCTTGATGAAATCCTTTTTAGAGATCCTTCTGATTTTATTTATGGATCAAAAGTACCATTATTTACAGGAGTTAAAGAGCTTGTACCTGCAAACAGGTCATTTTCTGCTGAAGGAGTAACAGTAGAATCTTCAGATCCCTTTCCTATGACTTTGCTTAGAATAGCGTTTGAGTATGAGGTTAATATATGAAGATATACACTGAAGTTGTTTGGGAATGGGATGAATCAAAAGGGGAACTTGTCGAAGTTTCTTCTGAGTCATTTGATTACGAAGGACCATTAGTTAAAGCAGACTTTGGTGCAACGATGGCTACAATAGCCGCAGT